ACACACACCTCGGCGGCGCCCGGGGCCATGCAAGCCTCGGCCAATGCGCTGTACGATGCCCTGCCCCGCATCACCACCGGCATGGACGACAGCAGCACGGGCATGCCGGAGTTCAAGGCGCGCATCGTGGGCCAGCAATTGCCCGACGCGCTGGTGGGCTGGTTTCTCGGCCAGAGTTTCATCGGCTACCAGACATGCGCGCTCATTGCGCAAAACTGGCTTGTGGACAAGGCCGTCAGCATGCCGGGCCGCGATGCCGTCCGCCACGGCTGGGCTATCCACGTCGAGGGCTCTGCGGACGAGGAAGCCGCCAGCAAGCTCATTGGGGAAATCCAGCGGGACGACAAGCGGCTCCACGTCCGGGCCAACCTCCAGCAGTTCGTCAAGATGGGCCGCCTGTTCGGCATCCGCATCCTGATTTTCAAGGTCGACGGGATCGACTACGAGGCGCCGTTCAACGCGGACGGTGTCAAGCCCGGCGCCTACCGCGGCATGGCCCAGGTGGACCCCTACTGGTGCGTCCCCGAGCTTGACGCCGAGGCCGTGCAGGACCCGGCCAGCGAATACTTTTACGAGCCGACCTGGTGGGTTATCAACGGCCAGCGCTACCACCGCAGCCACCTTTGCATTTTCCGGGCCAACGAAGTCCCCGACATGCTCAAGCCGGTATACCGGTATGGCGGGATCTCGGTGCCCCAGCGCATCGTCGAGCGGGTCTATGCGGCCGAGCGCACGGCCAACGAGGGCCCGCAGCTTGCCATGACCAAGCGGCTGACCGTGTGGAAAACCGACCTGGCCGCGCTCTATGCCAACCAGGACAAGTCCGCCGCGCATATGGCCATATTTGCCGAGTACCGCGATAACCACGGTGTCAAGCTGGTCGACACGGACGACAGCATCGAGCAGCACGACACGGGGCTGGCCGATCTGGACGCCACGATCATGACGCAATATCAGCTTGTCGCGGCGGCGGCCAACGTCCCGGCCACCAAGCTGCTGGGTACGACGCCCAAGGGCTTCAACGCCACGGGCGAATATGACGAAAGCAGCTATCACGAGGAGCTGGAGACGATCCAGTCCAATGACCTCACGCCAGTCCTTGAGCGCCATTACCTACTGCTGACCAAGTCGCGCGGGGACAAGGTGGCGGTGACGATCGACTGGGCACCCGTGGACAGCCCGACCGCCGTGGAGTGGGCCACCATCAACAAGACCAAGGCCGAGACCGACAACGTGCTGGCCCTGGCCGGCGCGATCGACGGCATGGACATCCGTGCCCGGCTCAAGAAAGACCCTAACAGCGAATATACCGGCATTGCCGACATTGAGGAGGAGGTGATCCTAACGCCGCCGGACGGAGAGGCAGATGGCCCGCAAGCGCCCGCCACTCCAGAAGCGTAAACCCGAGGTCGCCAAGGGCAAGGCGCTGACATACCCCAGCCTCCCCGAGGCGCGGTACCAGGCCCAGCTTGAGCGCATGGTTGACGCCATGACCGAGGCCACCCGCAAGGAGGTGGAGCGCTATTTCCGCAACCAGTGGACGGCCGACAGCGTGGCTATGGACGCCCCCAGTTTCACCGCCGGCGTGTCGCGGCTCCTGCGCACCCTGTCCAAGCGCTTTACCGGCCTGTTTACCGATCGGGCGGGTGGCCTGGCCGAAGCGCTCAACAAGGGCGTGTCCGACGCGACCGCCCGGCAGCTGGGCGAAAGCCTCAAGGAGGTCTCGGCCGGCGTGACGCTTAAGACCAACGTTGTCAGCGGGCGCGTGGCCGAGGTCATGGCCGCCGGGGTCAAGGACAACGTGGCGCTTATCAAGTCCATCCCCGCCGAATATTTCCAGCAGATTGAGGGCGACGTAATGCGTTCAATCACGACCGGGCAGGGCATGGCCGACCTTGTGCCCGCTATCCTGGCGCACGGGCAGAGCACCAAGAAACGCGCCGCGCTTATCGCCCGCGACCAGACCAGCAAGGCCACCACGGCCATCAACCGCACGCGCATGCAGGGCCTGGGCATCAAAAAATTCGAGTGGCTGCACTCCGGCGGCGGCAAGGAGCCCCGGCCGCTGCATGAGGCGTTGAGCGGACAAATCTTTGACCTGGACAACCCGCCCGTGATAGATGAGCGGACAGGCGAGCGTGGTTTGCCGGGCCAGCTTATCAATTGCCGGTGTCGAATGGTGCCGGTCGTGACCTTTGGAGAGCCTGCGGAATGACCGAAAGCCAGCGCATCCACGACCTCAACGGCTGGTTTGAAGTCAAGAGCAACCCGCTGTCCAAGGTCGGCATCTATGATTATAGCGGCGCCCAGATCGGCGCGCCTGCGTCGGATGCCGGCAAGATTTTCCGGGTCTACCGGCCGGCCGAGGAATTGGCCCGCGCCGAGACCATCGACAGCTTCAAGCTGGTGCCGCTCATTGATAACCACACCATGCTCGGGGACGGTTTCACCTCCGTGGACGACCGGCCCATGGGCGGGGTTATTGGGGAAGGCGTGCGGTTTGAGGGGGACACCCTTTTTGGCAACGTCAAGGTTTATAGCAAGGCCCTTGCCGAAAATATAAAAAACGGTAAAACTGAGCTATCGTTGGGTTACCGGTGCCGATACGATTTTACACCAGGCGTGTGGAACGGGGAGGCTTACGACGTAATCCAGCGAGATTTGCGGGGCAATCATGTTGCCTTGGTTGACGAGGGCCGAATGGGACCAGAGGTTTCCATATTGGACCATTTGACTTTCGCGGTTGATGCAAAGGAGCTTAAGCCCGTGGACGAAGAACTCAAGAAAATGCTGGAGGCCATCATGGCCCGGCTTGACAAGCTCGAGGCGCACGAAGCGGACGAGCCCGTCGATGTCATTGCCGATGCCGACATGACCGAGGAGCAGAAGGCCACCAAGGCCGCTGCAGACGCCGAAGCCGCCAAGGCCAAGGACGAAGGCACCGAGATGACCGCCGAGCAGAAGGCCGCCAAGGCTGCTGCAGACGCCGAGGTCGACACCCCGCCCGCATCCATGGACGCCGCGCTCAAGACGATCGCCGCCCAGGCCGGCCGCATCAAGGCTCTCGAGGCCCGCCCGGCCATGGACGAGCGCGCCCTCGTGGACATCACCGCCCGCCGCACCTCGCTGGTTGAGCGCCTGACCAAGCATGTCGGCACCTTTGACCACGCCACCATGACCGTCGATGACATTGCCGCCTATGGCGTCAAGAAGCTCGAGATCAAGGGCGTTGCCAAGGGCCAGGAGGTCATCGCGCTGGACGCGTTCCTTCTCCTCGCCATCCTGCGCGCGGACGACGTCCCCAGCTGGGGGCGGTGGATCCTCGCCGGCGTTGTCCTCGGATTCGCCGCCATCACGAGACCCCCCGTGCTCCTCTTCGTTCCATGCGTCTTCCTCTGGATCTGGTGGCGGGCCAGACGCTCCAACGCGCCCGTGAGGTCCGCGAGGCGGGGCCTGACTCTCCTGCGCTGCCGGACGCCCTTCCGGACTGCCCTCCTCCGGTTCGCGATGTTCGCGCTCGGCGCCGGTCTCGTGATCGCCCCGGTCACGCTCAGGAACTTCGCCCTGGAGAAGGACCTCGTTCTCATCTCATCGCAGGGTGGCGTGAACTTCTTCATCGGCAACAACCGCGAGTCGGACGGCGCATCGGCCGTGCTTCCCGTCCTCGGCGAGACGTGGCAGTACGCCGACTGCGTCCGCATCGCGGAACGCGAGGAGGGAAGGGCGCTCAGATCGAGCGAGGTGTCGGGGTTCTGGTACAGGCGAGGTCGCGAGTTCATATCCGCGCATCCGAACGAGGCCGCCGCGCTCTTTCTGAAGAAGCTCGTCCTCTTCTGGAACCGATACGAGCTTCCGAACAACAAGGACGTGTACTACTTCGCCCGGATGTCGCTTCTCTTCCGCGGCCTCGCGTGGCTGAGCTTCGGCGTCATCGCCCCGCTGGGAGTGCTCGGGGCGATCGTCACGCTCAGGCGCCGCCGCCCGGAAGCGGCGCTCCTTGCGCTCTTCGTCGTGGCGCACATGGTCGGTGTCGTCCTCTTCTTCGTCTGTTCCCGTTTCCGGATTCCCGTCGTGCCCGCGGTCGTGGTCTT